ACAGAAAAGAAAATCCTCCTAGTTTACAAGAGTTAACTCAAATAGTTTTTCCAGATAATCCAAATATAGATGGAAGAAGCGTCTATGGAAAGTCCGTAAAGAAATTTTTAGCATCAAGAGATTTAAAAGTAAGAACAAAGAGCGAATATACTCCAAAAGATAGAGTGTCCCTGTCCGACGAGCAGAAAGATTATATTGTTAACAATGCGGCAATGATGACTGCCACAGAATTAGCCAGAGATCTTTTCGATAATTATGGTTTAACAAATTTATCTATAGAAGCTCGCTCTATTCAAGAGTATTTAGATACCTTGCCCAAACAAGTTCAAACTTCAGCAGGTCTTCCCGCCGAAGAAGAGAGCCAAGAAGATTACAAACCACCCAAGAATCAAGAGAGAGCTTTAGTTAGAGTCAACAGATATGTTTTAAATGGAATAGATAAAGATAAAATCACAACTAAGCAAAAAAAAGAGCTAAACTCTCTGATCTCTTATCTTCACACTTACAGATTTTTACACCAGATAGAAACATATACTAATGCTGTAGACAGAGATCTTTTCGAGAGCAGTTTTATTAGATATACTTTTGATAAATCAGATTTAACTCAAGAAGAAGTGGACCAATATATTGTTTTGGCCACGGAAGTTGTAATATCTTCAAATATTCAAGAAACAATAGCGACTTTGCAAGATCAGATAGATCAAGAAATTAATTCAGGCGCAAAAATTCCAATGACTCTAGTAGAAGCAGTCACTTCTGCTCGAACAGAGTATAATCAGTGCGTCACTCGTCAGCAAAAACTCCTTAATGATCTAAAAGTTAAGAGAAGCGAAAGGCTTTCCAATCAAGTTAAAGACAACGCCTCCATTCTTAATCTAGTGCAGATGTGGAAAGACGAAGAGACTAGAAAAGAAATGATAAAAATGGCAGATATGAGAAGAGAAGTTTTAAAAGCAGAGGTTGGACGCTTATCATCTATGGATGATGTTAAAGCCAGAATCTTTGGCTTGACAGAGGAGGAAGTTTTAGATGGTTAAATGTAAAATTTGTAATTTAGAATTCGAAACAGACAAGAATTTTCATGGGCATCTCAAATCTCACAAGCTGAGAATGGTGGAGTACTACCAAACTCACGAACCGAGATATGATTTGCTTACTGGAGAGTTAATAAACTTCAAAAACAAAGATTATTATTTCTCTAATGACTTTAATAATAAAGTCTCCATGAAAAAATGGCTGAGCCAGCAAGATGTTGACGCTCAGAAGTCTTATTTAAAAAAATTCTTAATCCAGAGAAAAGAAAAACACAACTTAATTTATGCACCTACTGAAGTCGAGCTTAGATCTATTACTAGCCCGCCCGTTCCTTATTATCATAAGCTTTTTTTGGATTACTATGACATTTGCAATTCTTTGGGCTATAAAATCAAATACGCATATCCGAAAGAAGAATTAAAATACAAAATTAAAGACGGTTTTAGTATTTTTATTGATACCAGAGAGCAGATGCCTCTTGTTATTGACTATCCAACAGAAGTTAAAGGCTTAAAATTCGGAGACTACGCTATCAACGATCCCGAAAACAAATGCTACATTGAAAGAAAGTCAATCTCTGATTTTATTGGCACCATGAGCGGCGGCTACGAGAGATTTTGTCGTGAAATAGAGCGTTCTGTGGCAGCAGAAGCAAATCTGATAGTGCTAGTAGAGCGCCCTTTGCAGGAGTGCTTGAGCTTTCAGTATCTCAATTACGTCTCTAAGAAAATCAAAGTCACTCCAGAGTTTGTTTTCTTTAACGTCAGAGAACTAATACAAAAATACTCCAATGTACAATTTTTATTTGTAGATGGTAGAGAAGAATGCGTTAGAATAATGAAGAAAGTATTTTTTAGCAATGGAGAATATAAAAAATACGACTTGCAATTAATGTACGACTTAAAACTACTATAATATGTGGCACGAAACAACAAAGTATAAGAAGAAAACAGAAAACTATAACGAGATTTATAAACAGCTTCAAGGAGAGCTAGAAGATAAAGAAGCTAAGATTTCGTTGACAAAATTTTTACGTCAAAATCTATATTTTACTACTTATTTATTAACAGGGATTAAGCTTGCACCTTATCAAGAGATTACTCTTAAGGGAATGTTTAATAGAAACTTTAATATGTGTGTTTGGGGCCGTGGTTGCGCCAAGTCATTCATAGCTAGTGTTTACTGTGTGCTGCAATGCATATTTGAGCCCAACACAAAAATCTTAATAGCAGGCCCTACGTTCCGTACTGCTAGAGCAATATTTAATAACATAGAAAAGATGACCGAAAGCAAAGGCGCAGAGCTGTTGCTGCAAGCATTTGGAGCCAAGAGTAAAAGAAATGACTTATACGAGTGGGATATTAATGGCGGATCTATCAGAGCCATTCCTCTAAGCGGCGAAAAGATTCGTGGTTTCCGCGCTAACATTCTTGTGCTTGACGAGTTCTTGCTACTGCCAGAAGAAATCATCAAAAATGTATTGATGCCATTCCTTGTTGCGCCTCAAGACATGAAAAGGCGTATTGATATCCGCGAAATGGAAGACTTGCTAATTAAAGAAGGCAAGATGAAAGAAGAAGATAGAATGGTCTTTGTTAATAATTCAAAAATGATAGCTTTGTCCTCTGCTAGTTATACTTTTGAGAATCTTTACAAGACGTATCAAGAGTGGGTTAATCAAATCACTTCCCCAGAAAAAGGAGAGTCGTCTTATTTCGTTTCTCAGCTTGGATTTGAAGCTTTGCCAGCAGAGATGATTGATAAAACAATTATTGAAGAAGCTCAAAGTGGCGGAACTTCTCATTCTGCATTTTTAAGAGAGTATTGTGCTCAATTTACTGATGGATCTGACAGTTATTTCAGCGCAAAGAAAATGGAAGAGTGTACTTTAAAAGACGAGTATCCTCACACATTAATAAAAGGATCTACTGGCAAGAAATACATTATTGGCATTGACCCAAACATGAGCGACAGCCCAAATGCTGACTATTTTGCCATGGCTGTCATGGAATTAGACGAAGATACTGGCATAGGAATACTTGTTCATACTTATTCTGGCCTTGGCAATCTAAATAATCACGTTAAATATTTTGGATATCTAATGACATACTTTAATGTCGTGATGATAGTGAGCGATAATGCTGGCGCAGACATATTTTTAGATACATGCAATCAATCTGATGTCTTCAAAGCAAATAAAATAAATATTAAGACTCTTGAGTTCGCAGCGGACGCTGAAGGCGCAGAGTACGACGCTCAATTAAGAAGCGCCAAATCTCAATACAACCTATCAGAACATAGGATAGCATTTAATCAAGTATTCTCTTCTGGATTCATCAGAAAGGGCAATGAATTTTTGCAAGCTTGCATAGATTATAAGAAAGTCTTGTTTGCTTCTAGAACTTGCTCTAACGAAAAGTTCTTTAGTCAAGTAATAGACACTTCAATTCCAAGAGATCTTATATTTACTGCTGATAGACAAGACTGGACCAATCTAGACTTCATAGAAAACCAAGACGACTTTATTTATCAAACAAAAAAGCAATGCTCTCTAGTAGAATATACTACGACTTCTAGAGGCATGCAAAACTTTGATTTGCCGCAGCATTTGAAGAGAGGATCTTCAGCAACGAGAGCCAGAAAAGATAATTATTCTGCATTTATGTTGGCGAACTGGGGAGTTAAATGTTATAATGACATTATGAAGCAGCAAGTAGAAAATAACATATTTACTTTTACTCCTGTAATGTTTTAGTGTAATTCCTAAATAGTATGGCCAATTTAGTCAGGAGGAAACAGGTGGATCAAGCTGAGTTTTCTGGCTTCTTTATAGAAGTTGGAGACGTAAATTACTATCCACTAGTGGACAATCCTTCTGGATTTTTAGATTCAGACGCTCTCGATGCTGCAACAGGAACTCTAAACACAAAGATAGATAACGTTTCAGGAATTTTGGCGAACTCTATTCAGAGCACAGGAATAAATTCTAATTTATATACTGATAATGTTAGCGGCGCTCTTTCTACTAGATTGCAATCTTCTGGAGCTTCATTAACAGCAACGGACACTGCTCTTAGCGGTTATATTATTTCTGTCAGCGGCAATCTGAATGCCAGCGTCACTGGAGCTAGTGGAGTCTTAAATACTAAAATTGATACTTCTAGCGGATACGCAAAAACATATACAGACATTGTATCTGGAGTTTTAAATTCTCAAATTACTGCTTCTTCAAATGCTGCTACTATAAATAGCATTGTTAGCGGAGCAAATTTCAATTTCACTGGAACTAAAATTTTCAATTCACCAGTATCAGCCCAAAGAATAAACCTTAGCGGCATTAATACTCCAAGTTCTATATCTATAATTGCAAGTTCTGGCTATGCTTCCGTGGTAGGAAACGCAGGAACCTTCGTAAGTTATTACGAGACAGGAGCAAATAGTTCTTTATGGGCAGTAGCTGACTCTGCTGGTTTGCCAATGCTAGAACTTTTTGATGATTATACTTTAGTATTGGGTCATTCCAATAGAAAGTCGGTAGTTTTGAGCGGCATATCTGGATATGTGCTAATGCCAAATCTTCCAAACCAAAACCAAACGGGGACTCTCCCTTCTGGGACTCTATTCCGTAGTGGAAATTACTTAATGATTTTATAAAAATGAGAAAGCCTAAGACACAAGAAATTACGCCAATGATGACGGCCTATGCTGCTGCGGCTACGGAGAATACTCCGATCCCTGCGCGTAGAAATTTGGCTGGCAACATTGAAAGAACAGATAGGTTCCATAATATAGATTATGGTCTAGTGCCTTTTAAGTATTCTCACAATGTTTCCAACAAGAGCGCCCTCAACGTTAGAGACGCCGTAATACTTTGCCAAAAGGCTTATTATAATTTCTCTTCTTTCAGAAATGTAATTGATTTGATGACAGAGTTCTCTTGTAGTAAAATTTATTTTACTGGAGGCAACAAAAAGTCTAGAGATTTTCTAGAGGCTTTATTTAAGAAGATCAATGTCGACAACTTCGTAGATAAGTTTTTCAGAGAATACTACAGATCTGGAAATGTTTTTATTTATAGATTTGATTACAAGGTCAAGCAAGATGATTTGGCCAAGATTACTCAGGTTTTTGGCTCAGAATGTTCAGCGGCTTCAAATACTTTAGAGCTTCCATCTAAATACATGATATTGAATCCAGCAGACATTCAATATGGTGGCAATATTTCTTTCGTTAATGGAAACTACTATAAGATATTGACAGATTACGAACTCCAAAGGCTAAGGAACCCAACTACTGATGAAGATAGAGAAGTTCTTAGAAGTTTGACAGAAGATAATCGTCTTAAGATTCAGAAGAAGACTTATTCTGGCGCTGGAGCTTATATAACTATTCCTTTGGACACTAAACAAGTCTCTGCTGTATTTTATAAGAAGCAAGATTATGAGCCATTCTCTGTTCCTATGGGCTTTCCAGTATTGGAAGACATCAACTGGAAGCAAGAAATGAAAAAGATGGACATGGCCTTAACTAGAACAACTCAACAAGCTGTTCTATTGATTACCATGGGCTCTGAATTGAAGAGCGGCGCTTTAAATATCAATCAAAAGAACATTGAAGCCATGCAAGCTCTTTTCCAAAATCAATCAGTAGGAAAAGTTCTTGTTTCTGATTTCACTACTAAGGCTCAGTTTATTATTCCTGATATTGCTAATATTCTTGATCCTAAAAAGTACGAAGTAGTCAATACGGACATCCAGCAAGGATTGAATAACATTCTAGTTGGAGATGAGAAGTTCTCAGCTACTAGCATCAAAGTAAATATCTTCTTCCAAAGACTAGAGCAAGGTCGCCAAGCTTTCTTAAATGACTTTTTGGCACCAGAGATTAAGAGACTCTGCAAAAATATGGGATTCAAGAATTTCCCAACTCCTCACTTTGAAGAAATAGACATTAAAGATTCTTCTGTTTGGCAAAGAGTTTCTGCTCAGCTAGTTCAGCTTGGTGTTTTAACTCCAGAAGAGGGAATCCAAGCCATTGAAACTGGAAGACTGCCAATATTTGATGAGTCTGTTGAGTCTCAAAGAAAATTCAAGGAACTCAAAGATGAAGGTCTATATGCTCCTGTTGCTAGTGGCGCAGGAGCGGCTGGAGGACTAAGCACTGGAAGACCTCAAGGCGCAAAAGCTCCTCAATCAACAAAAAATACATCTCCAAGTGGTGGGAATAAAAAAGCTCCAGCCTTAGCTTCTTATTCGATGAAAGGCGTATCTACTATTTTTAAAGAATATGAAATTCTAGCTTCTAAAGTAGAAGAATTTCTTAAAAAGAAGCACAAGAAAAAGTCTTTAACCACAGAACAAAAAGCCGTAGCAGAACAAATGGCTCAAAGTATAATAATTAATGAAGATAAGATAAATTGGGACCATAGCATCAAGGCTTATTGCGAAGGAAAACAAGACAATCAAGAGAAAATAAATAAACTATTAGAGATTGCAGAAGAGCATTCTGTTGATCTTTTTTCAGCAGCTATACTAAATCATAGTCAAATTTCTTTGGAAAAAGTGTAATATTTTATAATATTCTAAAATGAATTTTGAAATAGAAAATGGAAATTATAGCAAAGCTCTTGATAAGAAAGAGTTTTCCATTGATTTATTAAATAAGGATGTCGGTTTTATCGGCAAGCAATGCGCTTCAGCCGAAGGAGAGGATGCTAGGAGCAAGGCGGGGCAGCTAAATATAGAAATTGAAGCCAAGAGACCGGGGCCTAAAAGTTCAGCACAAACACCAGCAAAGCCTTCGGAGAAAAGAAGCGGATCTTCTAAGAATGAGCCCGGCTCTGCTGGAGAAAAGTCAAATAATGCAATTTCTTTTTCTAAAAAGGTAATTGAGGCTTTAAAAAATAAAGTCAAAGAGCACAACGCTAAGAGTTCAAGAAAAGTCAGCTTATCTCAGCTAAAGAAAGTTTATAGAAGAGGCGCTGGAGCTTTTAGCTCTTCTCATAGACCCGGCAAGACAAGAGGCCAATGGGCAATGGCAAGAGTAAACATGTTTTTGAGAATGATGTCTGGCGGCAAAGTTAAGGATGCTTACAGAAAAGCTGATCAAGATGTAGCAAAGTCTTCTTTAAATGTTATTGATGTTTCTGATTCTTGGGAGCCAGAAGAGGAGGACTTTACTCAAGCTTCTTTAGATATTTTAGAAATTGGAGATTTTGATTTTGATAGTCCAGATGATCTTTATTTGGACGAAGATTCAAATGCGGAAAAATGGTACGAAATTTAATTATGAGCTTTCAATATACTACAACATTTAGTTCTATTCTCAAACCACTAGTTTCAGAAGAGAAAGACAAGTATTTAGCACTAGCTTCCTTGATGGAAGTAGGGAATTTTATTCCTAATGTAAATACAGAGAAGAACGTTGATTTGCTTCCTGTTGCATTTAATGCTGCTGTTGTAAATAGAGTCAATAAGAATGGAGACGTAATAGATACAGATACTGCTATTGCTTCTTATAAAGACTTTATCAATAA